TTCTGGGTCCGCCGGGCCACCGTCGAGCGGATGCTCGCGAACCAGCCCGACAGTTTCGCCGTCGGCTCCGTCAGCGGTTTCGGCTGGCGTGATCTCTCGAACGACGTCCTGTCACCGCCACCGCCCGACCAGGCCAACACGGCCCCGGCGCTCGGCCTTGCCCTCTGAGGTCCCCATGAAGATCGACCGGAATACAGTCCTCGTCCTCGCCGCCGTGTTCGTGGCCGGCTGGTGGTTCGCCGGCGGCCGTCCGTCGCCGTCCCCGGCCCCCGGCCCCGGCGACCGGCCCGTCCTGCGGTGGATCGCCAAGGCCGCGAAGAACCTCCTCTGGATCGCCCTCGTGGCCGAGCCGCCGCCGGCCGAGCCGACGACGCGCGTGGTCCATGCCCGTGTCGACCGCGAAGGGTTCCAGATTCTGGAAAACGGAAACACCCTATGAGCCTCTGGCGCTGGCTGATCGCGTTCCTCACCTGGCTCTCGGCCGACCCGCGGGCCGTGGACCTCGAGCACCCGAAGGCCGCCGCGGCGGTCTCCGTCGCACGGGCCTCCATGCTGCACGACGCGCCGCCGCCCCCGGCCCCGGCACCGCAGGCATGCGACTGCGGGAAGACATGCGTCCGCGGCGTGTGGAAGCCCGACGGCAGGGTGCAGCAGACGTGCAAGTGTGCCTGCCCGCGGTGTGTGGCCGAGCGCGCCAAGACCGCGCCAGCGGCATGCACGACGCCCGAGTGCTTCAAGGGATCGGCGCGCACTCCGTAAGGTGCGTGAAGTGTTTCGACAACCCAACTGCTCACAGGAGGGCATGATGCCCAGCCCCAAGATCGCCCGGCTTCAGGATGAGGCCGCCGTCCTCTCGAAGACCATCGTCGACCTCCGCGCCCTGGAGCCGAAGGACGATGCCGACGCAGTGTCGATCTTCGAGCGGCTGAAGGCTGCCGAAAACCGTGCCGCCGAGGTCGAAGCCGAGTGCGCCCGCGAGCACGAGCTCGACGCGCGGCTCGAAGGCCTGCGCAAGATCACGGCTCCGAGCGAGCCGCGCGGCGCGGTCCCCGGCCAAGAGGATTGCCAGGAGGACCAGTTCGCTGCCCCGGACATCCGGGCCGGCGTCCGGTCGTTCCGCAACGCCAAGGTGGCGGCCGCGGCCGGCCAGTACCTTTGCCGCATGGCGGGCGTGAACACCCGGGCCATGGGCGAGACCGTCGACGGCTACGGCGACGACTACGTCGTGACCGAGCTGTACAACGCGATCGTCAACCGGCTGCAGTACCAGTCGGTGGCGATGCAGCTCGCGAGCGTCTTCCGGCCGCGTGGCCAGAAGATCACGCTGCCCAAGAGCGGCGACTTCGTCTTCGGCTTCGCGGCCGAGGGCGTGGCGTTCACCGACCAGGACATCGCGACCAGCGGTGCCGACCTGACCCTCTACGAGGGTGGCGGATCGGTGGCCGTGTCCAACTCGCTCCTGAGCGACTCGCCGATCGACGTGGCCGGCCTGATCGTCGACCGTGTCTCCTACGGCCTGGCCACCTGGTACGACGCCAAGTGGCTCGGCGGCAACACGGCGAACCCGGCGATCACCGGCCTGGCCGGTGCCGTCGTGGCGGGCAACACGATCACCGTCGCGGCGAATGCCTCGACGACGGTCGCCAACCTCGCCGACGTTGTCGGCAAGGTCGACGAGTCGATCATGGGGAACGGTGCCTGGGTCTGCTCGAAGGCAGGCTGGGTCGACCTCATGAAGATCTGGAGCTCCCAGCAGACCACGATGACGGTCGGCGGCGGCCGCGTGGTTCCGACGATCTTCGGGGCTCCGGTCTACCTCGCGAAGGGTCTGCCGGCGAACACGCTGGCCCTCTTCGGTGACTTCTCGATGTCGTCTGCGGTCGGCCTCGACCAGATGGGCATCCAGATCACCGTGGCGAAGGAACTCCTCGTCCGCAGCCGCCAGACGCTGTTCGTGGCGTCGACTCGGCTCGGCGTGGCGAACCACGCCCCCGAGTTCGTCGGCCGCCTGGCCAAGGCCTGATCTGACCGCCTGACGTTGTGACTGAGGCCCGGGGGCCGCATGGATGCAGCCCCCGGGCCGCCCCGTATCCGGAGCCGCCCATGCAGTCCCAAGCCGGCCACCGGCCGATCCGCCTCCTGCGTGCATACCGCGGCCTCCACGCTGGCGCCGTGGTCGCGGCCACGCCGGGGCTCGCGGACAAGCTGGTGGCCGGCGGGTGGGCCGTGCACGCCACCGGCGCCGACCTGTCGGCCGCGCCCGTCCGCCAGGAGCGGGCCGTCGCGAGCCCTGCAGCCGAGACGAGAGGAGTCGCCCGGTGAGGCCTGACACGCTCCGCAAGATTCAGCTGCCGGTTGTCGAGCCCGTGAGCCTCACGGAGGCGAAGCAGCAGATCGGCATGCTCGCCGATGTGACGGAGTTCGACCGCTTCCTCGTGGACAAGATCTCGACCGCCCGGGCCCTGATCGAGGCGCGGCTCGGGATCACGATGGTCGCGACGAAGTACCGGGCCGTGTGGCGGTCCGCCCCGGCGGCCGTCCGCCTGCCGGCCCCTCCCCTGCTCGTCTCCGAGGCCTACCCGATTTCGGCCACGCTCGACGGCGAGACGCTCGTGGCTGAGACCGACTACGCCGTCGACACCGACGCCTTCCCTGGGGAGTTCGCCCTGGCGGCCGGCGGCGGCGGGAAGCTCGTGATCGAATACTGGGGGGGCGTGCCGCCCGAGACCCCGCCGTGCCCGATGCTGAAGTCGGCGATCCTGGCCTATGTGAACCACTGCTTCGAGAATCGTGGCGTCCTGGCGACCGATTCGGCCGCCGAGCTCCCCCAGGCCTTCGAGACGCTCCTGGCGGCGAGCTCGTGGAACGGGGGCTGGTGATGCCTCCCGCCGGCACGATGACCGAGGTGTTCGTCCTGGAGCGTCCCGTGGCCACGCGGAACGCCGCCGGCGAGAGCGTCACCACCTGGGAGCCGGTGGCCAAGCTGCTCGGCTCCTACGAGCAGACGTCGTTCTCCGAGCAGGCCCGTCGCGGGCAGATTGGCGGCACACTCCAGGCCACCGTGCGGATCCACTGGCGGGCCGATGTGACCTCGGCCATGCGGCTCCGCTGGGTGTCGCGTGGGAACCGGGTGCTCATGATCACCAGCATCGTCGAGGGTGGCCGCCGCCGCGAGCTCGAGCTCACCGTCGAGGAGCAGGCAGCATGATCAGCCTGAACTGGGACGGCATGCAGGGCGAGATCGGGGCTCTCATGGCCCGATACAACGAGCTGCCGCGGCACATCGCGAAGAAGCATCTCAAGGCCGTGATGAATCGGTCTGTGAAACCCGGCGTTCCCATCCTGAAAAGCCTCACGCCGAAGGGCGGCACGCGGACCCGAAAAAACGCGCTGAAGCGCGGGTCCGGGGGCCGATTCGTCGCCGGCAGCGGCAAGAAGATGCGGGTCCGCGGCGGGGCCCTGCGGCGAGCCGTGACCACGAAATCGAAGTACATCGGCCGCAACCGCGACGGAGTCGTGTACGGCGTGGTGGGCTACAAGGCCGGCATGGAGTCGCGGAAGGCGATCTGGTTGGAGTTCGGCACGAGCCGCGGCATCTCGCCCCGCAACATCATGGAGCAGTTCCGGGCCCGCTACGGCGGCCCGGCCGCCTCGCGGCTGGCCGCCGAGATGGCCGCAGCCCTGGAGAAGGCCGCCGCGGAGCTGGCGTCCGGCATGAATCCCACGCGCAACTACGGGAGGTGACATGGGCGCCCCGCACAATTTCCTGCGGTCGGCGATCGAGGCCGCGGCCCCTGGCGTCACAGCCTGGCCGGTGGAGATGACCGGCGGCGGCGAGACGCCCTACGTCACCTACACCCGCGAGCGCACCACCCGCGAGCAGCTGCTCGACGACACGTTCGACGCCGAGCCCGACCCGGACGAACTGCCGCCGGTCGCCCGCTACACCGTGGTGACCTACGCGGACAGCTATGTGCAGGCCTGGGAAATCGCGGGCCAGATCACGGCGGCCATCCATCGGTTCAAGGGTTCGGCTGCCGGCCAGACAATCGACCACTGCCTCGTCCTGGACGAACGGGACGGCGAGGCCGGCTACCTCGACGGCCGCGAGCAGCCAACCTACACGGTCGAGCAGGCCGTGGAGATCCGATTCCAGGAGTGACCATGCCGCTCTCCGTAAAGCCCACCAACGGCCCGACGCTCCCGGCGGGCGTGAAGACCGTGTCGATCAAGGACATCGACCTCACGGCCAGCGTGGCGAAGGAGGACGTGACCGACCTGGACAGCACGGAGCGCGAGTACGCGGACCCGCCGCTGAAGGACGCCGGGGCGGGGAGCGCCACGAAGACGTGCTCGGCCAGCGGAACGCTCAAGGGTGCCGAGTTCGACCCGAGCCCCAGCACGGTCACGACCGGGTGGGTCCTCGAGGACTGCGAGTTCACATACGAGGCCGGCAAGTACGCGACCTGGTCCGCGAACTGGTCCTACTACCCAACCTGATAGGAGCACGGAATGACCGCGCCAGTCACATCACAGGGCGTCTCGTTTCCGGGCGTCAGCGGGGCCACGAAGGTCACGATCAAGAAGTCGCGGTCCAAGCCCGGCGACAACAAGCTCGACGCGAGCACGCTCGCCATCGCCCACGGCGGGAATCGCGTCTACGAGGACGGCCTGCCCGACAACGGCCCCAACGGGGCGACGAACGACGGCCTGACCGTGACGGCCACGGTCGAGTTCAACGGCGCCACGGCCCCGGCGAAGGGATCGGTGGCGAATCGCGGTGGCGTCGACATGAAGTGCATCGACGTCGAGGTCACGAACGAAGCCGGGGCCCTCGTCAAGGGTGTCGCCAACTACACGAGCGACTACGTCTAGTGCAGGCTCTGGCCAGGAGCCATCATGCCGACGAACAACCCGCCGCCGTCGTCGCAGGGGTCCATCGTGACGTTCGATGGCGCCCAGCTTGGCCGTCTCACGGACTTCCAGGCGATCGCCGGCACGGCGCGCTTCGAGGAAGTGACGAACGTCCTGTCTCGCGTGGTCGGCAGCGGTGATGCCGCCCGGGTCGTCTCTCAGTACGAGTGCCTCGGTATTGATCCAGGTGGGGCAAACATCACCATGAGAGACGTTCCGCCGTACATCCTCGACGACATCGGGGCGCGTGGCACCCTGACCGTCTCCATGTCCGGCGGAACGCTGGTCGCCGATGCCTTCCTCGAAACCTTCGACGTGGCCGGCAGCGTAGGGGAGTTCCTCCGCGGCACGGCTCGTTTCCGCTTCTCTGGGACCTGACATGCCAAAGCCCGACGAAGACCTCCTGAACTGGTCGCCCGAGACCGTCGCCGAGACGATCCCCGGCACATCGCAACAGGTGCACTTCCGATACCCGGTGTTCGAGGTCTGGCACGCCCTGGTCACGGAGCACGCCGAGCATGTCGGCCGCCTGCCGCCGGCGTCTCTGATCGCGAAGACGCTGATCGCGTGTGTGACCGACGAGGACGGGAAGCCGCTGTTCACCGAGAAGACGGTGGGCAGGATCATGGCCGCCAACCCGAGCCGCGTGACCTGGCTGTATCGGCGGATCCTGGCAACGGTCCTGAAGAACGACAACGAGCAGGTGCAGGAGGTGGAAAAAAACTCCGCAGCCGGGCAGGACTGAACGAACGGTTCCTGTACCGGCTGGCGGCACATCACCGAATCGCCAACGCCGAGCGGCTGAAGGCGTCCATCCCGATCTCGGCCCTGCGCCGGTGGATGGCGTTCTACCGTGTCGAGCCGTTCGGAGATGAGTGGGGCCGGGCGGCCCTGCAGACGCTGCTGATCCTGAAGGCCCTGGGGGCCCAGGTGGACCCGAGGTTCCGCGAGATGTTCCTGCCCTCATACGACCCGGACCGCGAGATGACCGAAGACGAGATTCAGGCCGAGATGATGAAGTGCACGGGCGGGCGATTCGTGCCTGCCACTGACCTGGAGTAGCCCATGGCCGCGATCGGCAAGGTATCCGCCGTTTTCAGTGCCTCGACCTCCGGGCTCACCTCCGGCGTCAAGTCGGCGTCGTCCGCCCTCAAGGGCCTGCAGAGCGACATCTCCAGCCTGCGGGGCGGGATGACGGCCCTGGTGGCGATCAACGGGGCCCAGCTGTTCGGATCGCTCGTGAGTTCTGCCACCCAGGGGATCAGCAGCCTGATCAGCATGGGGCAGGCCCAGGCCGAGGTGATCGACAGCACGAGCAAGTTGGCGGCCCGGCTCGGGATGACCTATGGCGAGCTCTCCGGCATCGCCCTGGCCGGCGAGCTGGCTGGGGTGTCGCTGGAAACCATCGGCGCGGCGGCCACGAAGGCCGACGTGGCATTCGTGAAGGCCCAGCAGGGATCGGCCGTGGCCCAGGCGGCGTTCGCAAACCTCGGCATCACGGTCGAGCAGCTCGCCGGCCTGAATGCCGCCGACCGGTTCGATCTGATCGCCGGCGCGATCGCCGGAATCCCGGGCGAGGCCGAGCGGGCCGCCGCCGCGGTGGCGATCTTCGGCCGCTCCGGCGCCCAGCTGCTGCCGCTGTTCGCCGGCGGGGCCGAAGGAATCGCCGCGGCCCGGGAGGAGGCCGAGCGGTTCGGGCTCGCCCTCACGACCGCCCAGGGGCAGGACGTGGAGGAAATGAACGACGCGTTCACGCGGGCCCAGAAGGCCATCGAGGGCGTCGTTCAGCAGGTGGTGGCCTACCTATCGCCAGCGATCGCCACGGTGACGACCGCGTTCTCCGATTTGATCGCCAACGTCGGCGGCGCCAACATCGGCCAGGCGATCGGGGACGGCATCCTCCAGGGGGCGAGGTTCCTGGCCGAGATCGGCGACTTCGTGATCCAGAACTTCGGCTCGACGTTCACCTACCTGTCGCAAGTCGGCCAGCAGTGGGGCTCCGTCGCGGACTTCTTCGGCCGCACGGCCAACTTCCTGTCGGGCGTCTTCAACGCCGCCCAGGCGGGCCTCGGGCTGATCGTGCTCGGCTTTACCGGCGCCTTCGAGGGGCTGGCCACGATCGCCCAGAAGATCGGGCAGTTCCTGGGGTTCGACACCTCGTCGCTCGACGCCGTGGTCGAGGGGGCGAGGGCCTTCAATCAGACGCTCTCCGACGGGATCACCGAAAACGTGGCCGCGGCCCAGCAGGGCTTCTCGGCGGCCTTCGCGGCCGACGCCGCCCCGGTCGGCCAAGCCATCGCCGGTCCGCTCACGACGGCCCTCGACGCCGCGATCGCCAGGGCCGACGCGTCCGCCAACCAGATCGAGGAAGTGAAGCCGGCCCCCGTCGACGTAACCCAGACGGTCGAGTTCGCGGGCATCGACCAGGCGATCAAGGGCATCGACTCGCGATCGTCCGAGGGGATCGCCGAGATGTTCCGCCTCATGCGTGGCGGTGGCGGCGATGTGCAGCAGCAGCAGCTGTCCGTGCTCGAGGAGATCGCCGCGAACACCTCCGGCGGCGACGACAGCTACCCGTTTGCTCTGGAGTGACCCATGGCGATTCTCGGCTGGCGGCGCATCGTCGAAGGGACTGGCCTCTCGGGCAAGGTCGGCGAGCCGCTGCGCTTCGACGAGTCCTGGCTGATCCGCTGCGACTCGCCAAATGAGTCGAAGACGGCACTGGCCCGGGCCGTCCCGTGCGGCTGGTACTCGGCCCACTGGGAGAACGGCGAGTGCCGGGCGATGGAGTTCAAGCTCTCGCCGGTCTCGAAGGAGGGCCTGCTCTGGCGGCTCGACGTGGCGTTCTACCCGCCGCCGCGGGCGGCACGGATGGACGAGAACACTGGCAAGCCGAAGGACTTCTGGGAGCGTGGTGGCGGCACGTCGAACGTCCCGGCGTTCCTCGACCGCGACGGCGTGATGATCGTGAACTCGGCCGCTGATCCCGTGGAGGGTCTGCAGCGGGAGCGCGAGGAGCGCGACTGGACGCTCACCAAGTACTACGACGATGACTCCTGGAAGACCGACGCCGACACCTACGGCGGCAGCGTGAACTCCGAAGCCTGGGACGGCGGCGCTCCAGGGACGTGGAAGTGCGGGTTTAAGGGGGCGAAGCGACGCGTGGTGCAGAACCTCGCCCGCAACCGGGTGGCGAACAACGAAGGCGAGGGCGAGCCGGAGGCCGGCGATCCCGACGATGATCTCGTCCTCGTGGAGACCGTCTGGGAGTTCCGCTACGACCCGGGCACCTGGAAGGCGATGCCCTGGGACGTTGGATTCCACGAGATCGTGTCGGGCCAACGGAAGGCGATCCTGGGGAGCGACAACAAGCCGGTGAAGCAGCCGGTGGCGCTCAACGCCAACGGCACGAAGAAGGCGGCCGGGTCGGCCCCGAGCGTGATCCGGAACGGGGCCGGGGCCCCGCTCTACCCGGTGACGGCGTTCGCGATCAAGTTCGGCACACCGTTCATCGCCGAGGCCTGAAGCATGTCTGGTCCTCGGAAGGTCCACCTGACGGAGGACGTCGCCCGACGGATGGGCGCGGCCACGCTGGCGTATGAGCGTGGGAATCGCGACATGCCGCCGGTCTATTTCCGGACGGCTGGCGGGGATGACGGCGAAGGCTTTCGGATCGGCAAATACACCGGCTCGTCGACCTGGGCCAAACACACGACCGCCACGATCGACATCTGGGAAAACGGCACGCCGCCCAACGAGACCTCGAGCAGCCAGACGATCGAGAACGTCGTGAACCACTGGGCCGACGTGCCGTCGGGCAAGTGGGTCGGCATCCAAGCCGCCGCCAACGGCCACTACTACCTCGTCGTCGCGGAGTGCTAGATGGAAATCCTCGCCGCTCTCGCCGCCGATCCGACGCTGCTGCCGCTGTGGGCGGTGCTGTTGTTCGCGGCTGGGATGTACCCGGTCGGGATGATGTTCGGGTGTTCGCCGTGCTGTGACCCGTGCGTATGCGCCAGCGGGTCGACGCTCCCCGAAACTATTACTGTCACGCTGGACGGTTTCACTGACTACAGCAAAAAGCAACTTTGCACGCTGTCCTTCTCCGCGTGCTATGGCAGTGGGGGTTCTGGCACCGTTGACGCGCCGGGGCAATCGTCACCGGAAAGCGATCCTATAGACGATCGGGGGCCGATTACCGCCGTGTCGCTGACCGATGGCGGCAGCGGCTATGCGAAACTCGGTAGGACTGCGCCGACGCTCTCGGCATCCGTTTACACATCAACCGGCAGCGGGGCATCGTTTGATTTGACGGTCACGAAGGCGGCCGCGCCAGACGAATGCGGTCTTGATTACTGGGAGGTGAGCAAAATCGCCGTGGTCGATGGCGGCACCGGATACGATCCCTCGGACGGCGTGCAGATTTCTCTATCGGAGGGCGATTCCGCAGACTCGGGCGCAGTGATTTCCGTTACGCTCGCGCAATTGCCGCCAGACCTTACGCTCGGCGTCAGTTCGCAGGCCGGCACCGGCGCGGAGTTGACACCGCAGACGAAAGAATATTCTTGGTCAACACCGCAGGACAGAGCGTGGCGGATTCAATCGGTCACCGTGGACGATGGCGGCGACGGCTATACGCATCTGGACACTGTCACCGTCACTCGCGGGACAGGAACCGTGTTTGCCGATGGATTCTGGAGCGACGCCTGGTTGTCTCTAGTCACCGCAAACACGGAGCCAACCGTGTCGGCGTCCGTGGAAAGTACGGGCGGCACAGGCGCGTCACTTTCGGTCACGCTGGCAGAAACAGAAATCTATCCGCCTCCCGCGTACAGTGCGGTTTCGGTTTGGGCCGTGGAATCTATCGCCGTGGATTCTGCCGGCACCGGATACGCGCAGTTCGATTCAATCTCGTTCTCGGTAGTTGACGGCGACACACGCAGCACGGCAGCGAGCGCGTATGTCTCGGAGGTCGATGCGAATGGCGGCATCCTCGCCGTGTTCGTGTATTCAGGCGGGGAGTATTTCAAAGGCGGGCCGATTACCGCCGTATCCGTTGTGGACGGAGGCGGATACGTCAAGCGCAACGGAGAGATCGAGGCTGTCGCGGTGACGAACGGCGGCAAATACTACCGCGAAGATGCAAGCCTGCCGCCGTATGTTGCAACCGTCACAGTGAGCATCAACCAAGGCAACAATACGCCAAGCGCAGGAACGGGTGCGGTGATTACGGCCACCGTCGAGGACGATCCGCAATCGCCCGACTTCGGCAAGATCACGGGGCTGACGGTCGATGACGGCGGCGACGGCTACTTGGGCTGGGTGTGGGAGACGAACGATTGCTGCGGGCATTATCTCAACGGGCAGTCGATCGTGCTGGAGCGGTGGAGCGATTCAAACGCCGGAAACTCCGGGGCATTTTGTAACGCGGCGACTATCCCATTCACTCCCGGCAGTCAGTATTTTTCCGTTCCCGTAGCGTGCGTATACACGCATCGTTTTTGCGGCGGGTGGAAATCTCCGTTCCAGTTTCTATCGTGGCCGTCGTTTTTTCATGAGCCGCAAAATCGCGCCTTGCAGTTATACGTTGGATTCACTGGCGAGGGGCAGCCCGCCGTTGCCAAGTTGGCCCGCGCCTGCGGCGCTGTTTCAAGCGATGACAATACGGCGACGGCGTGCGAACAATCGTGGATTTCCGAAGACAACATCGAAACGTGTTCGCAATTTCAATGGTCTGCGACAAACGAAAACGGAACGTCTATTTCCGTGGCGTCTGGAGGCGCATACGATCAAGAATGGAGATTTGTTGGATGCTCTGAAACGCCGTCCGCTTCCTGCCCGTCTTGTCATTCGTGTTGTCAAGGCGATGACGAGCCGCCAGAAGAAATCGAAGTTTCGTGGGCCGACGAGTGGCAAGCCGCTTCGCTCCCATCTGGGCAGCAGACTATACCGCCACGGCCAACAACTTCATCGGGCGCGGCGGCGCCAGATACATCAGGGACATACGTTTTTTCGAAGTCGCGTGCAAACGAGTGGGTTTTTAATTCGACAAACGTAGGGTTTGCGTTAGGGATCGCCCCCGGAGAATGCGGGTGTGTTGGCGGCACGCTTTGCTGCGAAGAGTGCATCCGAAAATGCACCGTCCAACTGCGAGCGGCGAAGATTTATAGTTGGGCGATGGGGCAGGCGGATTTGTTTTTGTCAGACGAAAGATATGAGCCTTACGGAGTTCCGCGAACAAAACACTGCGAGACTTGCGGCGATACGCCAATGTGCAGGCCACCGCAGGGGCTTGCCATTCCTGTTCGTTCGGAGCGAGCGACAAGCGCCTTCTTTAGTTTCGCGCACGCCGGAACGCTCACCGTCCAATGAGCCTTTGCAACTTCGACAACCCGCACAAGACTTGCCCGGTCTGCGGCTACCGCGCCAAGCGGCTGCCGACATACCGCGAATGCCGCCCCGTGCCGGCCAAGAAGTGGAAGCCCATCATGGTGGGCGACCTCGTGGAAAAAGCCCTGACCAGCGTGGGCATCACGAAGGAGCGCGTCGAGAGGTTGACCCGCACTGAGGGCAAGCCCGGCGGGTGTGGATGCGACGGGCGGAAGAAGTGGCTGAACGAAGCCGGGGCGAAAGTGCAATACGCCGTCCGCGATGCTGGCAAGGCGGCGGCGCAGTTCTATTTCGGCGGGTGACCGGTTGAAGGATCGACCGGCCAGAAACATCACGGAGGACACATGCCAAAGCGAGGACAACAGGCCGGCGACGATCTCACGGCGATTGCCCGCCGGCTCGTGGCGGCGCACCCGGACGCCCCGGCGAAGACCTTGGGCCGCCGCCTTCAGGCGGAGAGCAACGGGGCCCTGACGCTCGAGCAGGCCTACCTGCGGATCCGCTACGCGCTGGGCGTTATCGGCAAGAAGAACCGCCGCAACCTCGTGAGCGTCGGCGGCACCGTCCGCGAGCCGCGCGCATCCGGCCAGGTCTTCGCCATGCCCGCGAGCAAGGCCGACGGCTGGGAGCCACACGTCCTCGACGTGACCGGGCCGGTCGGGATCCTGTCCGACATCCACGTCCCCTATCACTCGGAGGTCGCCCTGCGGGCCGCCGTCGACGCCCTGGTCGGCGAGAAGATCGAGGCCCTCGTCCTCAACGGCGACACGGCCGACTTCTACGCGATTTCACGGTGGACGAAAAACCCGGCGAAACGGAACTTCAAAGGCGAGCTCGTCGCGATCCGCGAGCTGCTCGGCTGGCTGCGGCAGACGTTCCCCGAGGTCCCGATCGTCTTCAAGAGCGGGAACCACGAGGAGCGGTGGGAGCATTGGCTGTGGCAGCATGCCCCCGAGATCAGCGACGAGCCAGAGATGGGCCTCGATCACTGGCTCCACCTGGCCCGGCACGGGATCGAGCTTGTGCAGGACCAGCGGCCGATCATGGCCGGGAAATTGCCGATCCTCCACGGCCACGAGAAGGGCAAGGGGATCTCGGCCCCGGTCAACCAGGCCCGCGGGGCGTTTCTCCGACTCCACCACACGGTCCTCGAGGGCCACGGCCACCGGACGAGCGGCCACTGCGAGCCCGACATGTTCGGGAGCGAGGTTTTCTGTTGGAGCACCGGGTGCCTCTGCGACATGCGGCCGGAGTACGCCCGGCTCAACAAATGGAACCACGGCTTCGCGATCGCCGGGGTCCACGCCGACGGGTCGTTCGACGTCCAAAACCTCCGCATCACCGCCGACGGGAAGGTCCGCAGCTCATGAGCTCCGACCACCACTTCACGCTCAACGGTGACGAGCGGTGGCTCGTCCGCTTCACGAAGCTCGAAGGCGGGGCCTACGGCTACACCTTCAGCCAGAAGTCGAAACGGCCGCGGATCCTGATCCACGACGGCCTCCGCGGCCGCCACCGGATGACCATCCTCGTCCACGAGCTGCTCCACGCCCTGTTTCCGACCGCCTCGGAGGAGCACGTCGAGCAGGCCGGGAAGGACATCTCGAAGGTCCTCCACGCCCTGGGCCACCGGGAGCAGCGATGAGGCCGGCGGTCTGGCTCACGCCCGAGCAGCTCGACCAGGCCGAGCGCGAGGCCCGGCGGTTTTCCGGCGCCTGGACTGGTACTGCCGGGAGCCTAGCCTCATGGGTCGTCCATCTGGTCCGCATGGTCCGCCACCTCGAGGAGCACGCCGTGAAAGAGCAGGAAGGGGCCACCGTCCGGTTCGCCACTGGGGCCGTCCGGTCGAGCGATGCCGAGGCGACGCGCTACGACCTGATCTCCCCGATCGGCCTGGAGGCCGTCGCCCGGACGTGCGCCGAGGGGGCCGCCAAATACTCGGACTTCAACTGGGAGGCGGGGATGCCGGTCCATGACCTCCTGAACCACGCCCTGCGGCACATCTACCGCTACCTGGCCGGCGACCGCTCCGAGGACCACCTGCCCCATGCGGCGTGGGGCCTGCTCGCGGCGATCCACTCCGAGGCCCTGTGGCCGGAACTGAACGCCGGGACGCTCCGCGGGCCCGGGTGCACGCGGCCTACCCCGCCTCCGGCCTGAACACCCGCGGCATGGACTGCCAGGCCTTCGGCCGCGTGGCGTCGACCACGCGCGGGTCGAGGTAAGACCGCCGCGTGATCCTGTCCGTCGAGTGTCCGAGGTACGCCGTGGCGTCGAGCCCGGCGGCCGTGAGGTGTGACGCCGTCGACCGCCGCAGGGCATGGAACTGGACGTCGCGGCCGTCCCCGAGCCCGGCCCGGCGGGTGATCGTCTTCCACCGTTTCCGCAGGGCCGTCCCCGAGGCTGTCCACCAGAAGACCGTCGGGCCGCTGTGGCTGCTGACGGCGTCGACCAGGTCGCAGGCCTCGGGCGAGAGTTCGTAGACCCGCTCCTGGGCCCGCCCCTTGCGGACGATGGCCGGGACCGTGAGCGTCGGCCGCTGCCAGCCGCTCCGCGGGGTGTGCAGGATCGCGGAGATCCGCTCGCCAGTCTCCAGGCCGACCGCGATCAGCGCCCGGAAGAACGTGGCGGCCGGCACAGGGCCCACCCACCCGCTCGACCAGCTCGCGGCCCGGGCCAGCCGCTCGAGCTCCTCGGCGGTGAAGGCCCGCGGCACCTTGTGCGGCACGAGCTCTGGCGCGACGGTCGGCCGCAGACGGACGAGGCCCCGGCCCTGGGCGAGGTTCCACAGGGCCAGGATCCCGGACCGCTCGCGGGCCACGCTGTTCGGCGACTTCTTCGCCGCCATGGCCGCGAGCCACTGGGAGACGACGAGATCGTCGAGGTCTTCCAGCGTGGCCGGTCGGCCGAGCCACCGCGAGAACTGGGTGATCGAGTGCCGCAGTAGGCGGACGCTCTCCGGCGAGCGGCCGCGGAGACGAAGGGGAACGTAGACGGTGTCGAGAAACGTGGTGAGTGTCATGGCGTGTACCTCCGCGAAAGGGATAGGTCACGCTTCCGTGCGGTGGCGAAATCCTTCCTTGGTCGTTCCTGTCGTGACGTTCGTGCGGATTGGCCGCCGCACGGATGGTCACTGAATGGTTCCCTCCTGCCCCCGCCACTTTCAACCCTCCGCTCCCCGCCGGGGATCGCAACCATGCCGGGAGGCCGCTTTTCGCGGTTTCCACGGCACGGCCCGGGCGGCTTGATTGGAGGACACGTCCCACTAGCATCGGAGGCTATGGCGATGGTCATCGACCCCAAGACCGGGAAGAAGCTCGTCTCGCCGCACGAGGCGGCGAAGATCTGCGGCTGCACGGACGGGTACTTCCGGCAGCTCTTCAAGTCCGGCACTCTGCGCCGCGTGGTGGAATCCCCCAGGCGGGTGTTCTACTATCTCGACGAGGTCGAACGTCTCAGCAAACGGACCGCCGAGACCAGAAAAAAGCGCGGCGGCAGGCCAAGGAAGGGAACGGCCGCCTGATCGGAGGCGCCGATGGTCGAGTGGCTGAGTTACGTCGTCCGCGCGTTCGCGGCTGTGACGCTCGGCGGAGTCTCCGCCGTGTTCCTGATCCTGGCCGTGACGACACGGGACGGTCGCGCGGTTTCTCTCGCGCTGGGGTGTGTCTTCGCACTGGCCGGCGCTTTCACCTGGCCGAGAAGGCCGAACGCGTGGCGGCGTGATCCGCCCACCGACCGGCAGCTCGCCTACGCTCGCGACCTGGGGATCACGATCCGTCGCGGGATCTCGAAGGGCGAACTCTCCGACCTGATCGGACAGGCCAAGGCCGCCAGGGACGAAGCGTAACCACGCGTTTTCTGCGGCAAAACCCTCACGGCAAGAAAAATCCGAAGTCCTCTTGACCATTTGACGATAAGCGGAGTACCTTCCCCGTCGCGTCATGGATGACGTCGACACACGCAGAAGCATGGAGGCACGATGAACGTCGAAGTGTGGGTCGAGCTGCTGATCGTTGTCCTGCGGATCGTGGCGGCAGGAGCCGCCGATTGTTTCTGATTCCCATTTCACGAACGGAGTACTTGGCATGGAAGCCAACACGGAACGGATGCCCGGTGATGCGGAGGCCGCAGCGGCCGCCGCGGGTATGGCCGAGACCTACGGGCACGGCCCCCGCCCTGCGATCGGTGACTCGATCTGGTTCTCGCCGACGGTCGGGTCGATGGCTCGCGAGGGTCGCGTGGTCGGCTACGGCGAGCACGACTTCCTGATCGTCCGCGAGCCGGCCGGCGAGACGTTCATTGTCGCCCCGTGGCAACTGAAGGGGTTCTGAGATGCCACTGGCCAACGGAGCGCATCATCGCGTCGATTCGCCGCGCGGCGACAGCGCCCGGCAGCGGTTCGCCTACCGGCGGGCCCTGCTGTGTGCGGCCGTGACGGCCCTCGACGCCCTGCTGGCGTGCGATCTGGAGTGCACCTCGATCCGGACGAAGGCCGTGATCCTCCGGGCCCGCGTGGCCCGGGATCGGGCGTGGCCGCTGGTCACGGACGAAGACGGGAGGGCCTGGGAATGACGCTCGTACATGGGCTGGCGGTGGCCGCTGTCGCGTTCGCCGTGACGCTGCTCGCGCTCTCGGCGGCCGCGGTGGCTGTTGCCGTGCGGATGATTCAGGAGGAGCGCCGCTGGACCGGATGCGGCGGCGGAGGATGCCGGCGGAGCCGTGGTTCGGCAGGAAGCCGGGGGACTGTGCAGCCGGGCGGCGAGGGAACGCCGCTCGGCGACCGGGGGACGCTGGCCCGCGTGGGCTGGGTCGAAACCAACGAGTAGGAGGGTGTGATGGCGATCAAGATCGAGCGCGGCGTGAGCCGCGGGGCCGTGCGGACGACGCTCTATGGCACGGAGGGGATCGGGAAGACGACGCTGGCCGCGCAGTGGCCGAACCCGGTGATCCTCGACACCGAGGACGGGACGCGGCAGATCGACTGTGCCCGCGTCCGCTGCCCGGACTGGATGACGCTTCACGGAGCGCTCGTCGAGCTCGGCGGCGACCCGCAGGGGTTCGAGACGGTGGTCGTCGACTCCGTCGACTGGGCCGAACGGCTGCTCCTGGAGGCCATGCTCCGTCGTGACCAGAAGTCGTCGATCGAAGACTACGGCTTCGGCAAGGGGCACACGAAGCTGGCGGAGCAGTTCAACAAGCTGCTCTCGCTCCTCGACGGCATGATCGACCGCGGCGTGAACGTGGTCCTCGTCGGCCACTCGGTCGTGAAGCGGCAGACCCCGCCGGACATGGACGAGGGCTTCGATAGGTTCGAGCTGAAGCTCTCGAAGCAAGTCGGGCCGCTCGTGAAGGAGTGGTCCGACCTCCTGCTGTTCGCGAACTACCGGACGACGCTCGTCGAGGGGGCCGACGGCCGGACCCGCGCGAAGGGCGGGAAGGAGCGGGTGATCCACGCCGAGCGGTGTGCTGCATGGGACGCGAAGAACCGGTTCGGCCTGCCCGCGTCTATGCCGATGGCGTGGGAGTCGATCGGGCACCTGTTCCAGGCCAAGGCCACAGAAGTGGAGCCGAAGAAGTCGGCTGATGCGGTGGACGTCGAAGAGATCGCCGGCCACATCCGCACGGCGAAGACCGTCCGGTCGCTGTCCAACATGGTCACGCGGCTCGACACGATGCTCTCCGAGGGCCAGATCACGGACGACCAGTGGGGCGAGCTGACGGACCTCGCGGACGCCCGCCACGACGAGCTCGATCCGAAGACGGAGGCCTCGGCATGATCCTCCACCGTGTCGATCTCTCCCGTTCCTTGACCGAAAAGGGCGTGCGCATCTACCCACGGCACGGCGAGGCCGTCGACGTGTCTGGGCGGCTGTACGTCGACGAACAGGCTGGGGCGTTTCTGGTCCCTGCTGACGGCTGGCATGCCGTCCGGGCCGCGGCCCTGATCGAGGCGGCGGGGCGCCTGCAGGGCTGGGCGCACCTGCTCATGAATCAGGCCGAGGAGCTGCGGCGGGAGGCCCGCGAATGAGCCGGGTCGAGTGGCTGACGTTCTCACGGCTCCGCGGCGACACCGAGCCGCGCGAGTGGCTCCGCTGGTCGGAGTTGTGGGCGTGGGCCCAGACGGAGTTCCCGGCCATGGGCCTCTACGGTGTTCGCAAGGCGATCCGTCCGATCCCGGCCGACCGCCACTACGGGCACAAGCACTACACGAGCGAGCACCAGGCCGCGATCCGAGCGTATGCGGAACGGGCCGGACTTCAGGCGAAGGAGACTGCGAATGGATGACGCGTTGAATTGGGACGATTTCGGCGGCGAGGACCAGGCGGAGAAGCTGCTGCCGCCGGCCGACTACACGGGTGAGATCACGGCGGCACAGTTCGCCCACGCCGACTGGGCGGCCAAGAAGATGCCCGAGTCGGGCGGGAGGATTCTGAAGGTCAAGGTCGAGATCGACTCGCCAGCCGGCTACGGGGTGGCCGAGACGACGATCCCAGTCGTGAAGACCAACCGCTGGAAGTTTCGGCTGATCTCGCTCGCGGCCGGCGTCGAGCCGCCGTCGAAGGAAGGCCCGGCATGGAGCCCGTCGGCACTCGTCGGGAAGCGGGTGAGGGTCACGACCTCGATCTACACCAACGAGCGGACCGGTGAGTCGAAGGTCCAGATCGACAAGTGGCACGAGGGCGCGGTCCAGGCCGCTCCCGCGAGCCGTCCGGCTGAGACGCGGGCGAAGCCCGCGAGCAAGCCGGCGATGCCTGCGAACGACGACATCCCGTTCTGAGGACACCATGCCCGGCTACCCAACCTACGACGAAGTGCTCGCGTTCCTCCGTGACAACGGCCAGCCCTACATGGCGGACGTGGTCGCGGCAGTGCGGGAGAGCTATCGGCAGTGCCGCGAAGCGAACGAGAAGACCCTCGCGGCCTACTACGAGCTGAAGGTGCGATACGAGCCGCCCCCGGCGGCACCGGACCACAGGAGTTATTTGGCGAAGCCCGAGTCGAGCGACTGACTCGCCCGGCCGCTCCCGGCCGCAGGGGCTGCTATCACCGGCCCCGGGGAGAGCGCCGCCGGCGGTCGCGAAAAACACCGGCTGCTGATGACGCGGAGCCTCTCGCCGCGTGCGTCAGCCGGCCGCCCCACGAGACGGGGCACCACACAAGGAGGAGTCACATGATCCAGACCACCATGGAAGCGATCGAGTCCCTGCCGATCTTCGCGGCCGCCCGTCGGGCCGGCGAGACGGCGGCGGCCGCCTGCCAGGCCAAGGCCCAGGCGGCCGGGTTCGACACCGACGCGGCCCGGGCCGCGGTGCTCGAGCTGCTCCGCGAGGCGGGCCGGCCGATGTCGGGCGAGGAGCTCGTCGACCGCGTCCAGGAGCGCGGCCTGGTGCCGCACGACGCCAGGGCGTTCGGGGCCGTGTTCGGTGGGCTGTCCAGGAAGGGGCTCATCGAGGCTGTCGGGTTCGCGGCCAGGCGGAAGGGGCACGGGACGAGCGGGGCGAGGATGTGGAAAGCAACCAAGGAGGAGACGAAGTGAGTGGGACAATAAGCATTCTGAAGAACCACCCGGCCGCCGATGCGTTGCCGATGATGGACGACGAGCGGTTCGGAGAACTGCTGGCCGACATCCAGGCGAACGGCCAGCGCGAGCCGATCACGCTGTGCGACGGCATGATCCTCGACGGACGCAACCGCTACCGCGCGTGCATTGAGCTTGGCATTGAGCCGCTGACGCGAGAATACGACGGCAATCCATGGGATTTTGCGTGGTCGCTCAACGGCGAGCGGCGCGACATGGACAAGGTCGTTCGTGCCCTCGTTCGGAAGCGGTGCCGCGACGGATCGGCGGAATGGGAGAAGGCTAGGGACAGGATCAGGGATGATGGCCGAAAGAAAATGTCCGCCGCCAAGGTCGGAAACGCCAATGCGTCCAAGGAAAAAACAACTGCTGACACAAAGTGTCAGCGGTTGAGTTCTGGCGGGCAGCCGGTTGCCAGAAAGATTTTGGCCGAAGAGGCCGGTGTCTCTCTCGGCACTGCATCCAAGGCCGAGCAGATCGCCAAGCGCCCCGACCTCGAGGAGAAGGTTGTTGCCGGCGAGATGAAGCCAGCCGAAGCCCTCCGGGAGATCCGCAGCGAGAAGCGGCGCAAGCAACTGCAAGAGGCGGCAGATAAGGCCGCTGCTGAACACGCCACCGACAGGCCGAAGTGGTCGATTCTGAACGTCGATGTCGTCGAAGGCCTGGAGACTGTCCGCGACGAGCACGGCCCGGCGCGGCTGATCTTCACCGACCCGCCATACAACATCGGCATCGATTACGGCGAAGGCGAAAAGGCCGACCTGCTGACGCCGCAAGCCTACATGAAGTGGGTGCGGAACTGGTTCAGTCTGTGCTGGGACTGCCTGACGGATGACGGCTCTTTGTGGGTGATGATTGGCGACGAATACGCCGCCGAATACTGCACCGAACTGAAGGCCACCGGGTTCACAATCCGGTCGTGGGTCAAGTGGTATGAGACGTTTGGCGTCAACTGCTCGAACAAGTTCAACCGCACCAGCCGCCATATTTTCTACGCCGTGAAGGATGAAAAGTCGTTCGTCTTCAACCCAGAGCCAGTGACCAGGCCGAGCGACAGGCAGACGAAGTACGGCGACAGCCGCGCGTCTGCTGGCGGAAAGATTTGGGATGACGTTTGGCAGATTCCACGGCTGACGGGGACTTGTGCCGAGCGGATACCTGACTTCCCGACACAGCTTCCGCTCGCCCTCGTCGAGCCAATAGTTCTCTGCGCTTCGATGCCAGGGGACCTCGTCGTTGACCCGTTCAACGGCAGCGGAACGACAGGGGTGGCATCTATCAGGAACGGAAGAAAGTACGTCGGCGTCGAGAAGAGCGACAAGTTCGCGGACATGGCGGACATGCGACTGAGGGCAACATGACAGAGAACGAACTGCACCTGTGCTGCGCCATCCGCCTAGCCGACCTTGGCGGCGGTGACAGGCCGACATCTGACCAGCGGAAGAGGGCCGCGCTCGCCGTGATCGCGGAATGGCTGTCGCTCACTGGCGACTCTCTCTTCCCGTTCACCATCGACGACATCGAGCGATGGAGCATCACGCTGAGGAAGAGCGGTGACGCGAAGATCAAAGTGGACATCGCGCTGGCACACGGAACGGAGTGCTACTTCAAGGGGCGAGGTAAGGGGCCGTGTTCGGCTGAAGTCGAGGCCGGCCATGTCGTGCAGCGGTGTAAGGGTGGTCCGCTGACAGTCGAGAACGGCCAGATTGAATGCCGCGCCCACAACAACCAGCGGCGCGAAATGTCGATCGAGGACTACCTGAAAAGCGACAAGACTACGGAGGGCCTTGAAGATGGCCGGTGAATGGATCCCCTACGACGTTTGCCTCCCCCAGAAGCCCGAGGTCCTCGAGCTCGTCGACGCGACCGGCCTGCCGGCCGACCAGGTCGTCGGGCGGCTCCTCATGCTCTGGGGGTGGGCGGCCCTCAACTCCTCCGACGGGACGGCCCGGATGTCGATCCGGCTCCTGGGGAGGATCTGCGGTGGCGACGAGGACTTCTGGCGGCAGGTGGAGGCGGTGGGATGGCTGGTGATTGACGCGGAGAACGGGACTGTGGCGATCCCCGGATGGGAGCGTCGGTTCTCGAAATCCGCGAAAAACAGGGCCATGCACGCCATCCGGGCCGGGGAGGCCAAGGCTAGCGCACCCGCAGGTGCGCAAAAGCGCACCCGTGGGTGCGCAAACGCGCACCCGCAGGTGCGCGAAAGCGCACTAGAGAGAGGAGATAGAGGAGATAGAAGTTCTTCTTCCTCCCCCGGGAGCGCTGCGCTCGGGGACGGGGACACGCCGGCCCCGCCGGGGCCGGCCGGCTGGGAGACGCTCCGCAAGGCCTGGGCGGCCGGGACGGGCCGGCCGTGGAAGCTTCCGGACCCGCCGGACAAGGTCGCCGACCGCCTGGCCGAGCCAGGCTGGTTCGAGAAGGCCCTCCTGGCGATCCGCGAGCTGCCGCGGTGCAAGTACTTCGCCGACCCGGTGACGCTGCCGCAGCTCGTGGCCCCCGGCTTCGTGGACAAGATCCTCGGCGGGCAGTTCGACAACCCCCGGGCTGCCCGTGGCGGAGGCGGTGGCGGCTACCGTGGCCCGGACGACCGTGGACCGCCCCAGGCGTTCACCGGGGACGACGCGGCTCGGTTCGAGGCCACGAAGAGGGCCCTGGCCGCGAAGCTGCGGCAGGAGGGCGCCGCCTAGACTCGCGCCGCCCATCCGCCACGATTGACGCACGCGCCGCCGATGGACCGGCGGGCTACCTCGAGGACCTGACCCATGATCCGGATCCTGCTCCTGCTCGCCCTGCTCGCCGTCGCCACCGAGGCCCGGGCCGAGCGCTACTACTCGCGGACGGTGGTCCGCACGACCGCCGCGGACGACGCGGCCGACATGGCCCGGACGGGCCGCTTCGGCCACCGTGGCGGCGCCGGGTGCCGCGAAGGGATCGGCTACGGCGCGACGCCCGAGGAGGCGCTGCGGAACTGCTGCTACTACGGCCGCTACGCGATCCGCGAGAAGGCCGTGGCCCGTGGAGCGAACGGTCGGTGGTACGCGGTGATCAGGTACGCGAACTGACGGGCGAGCACGCAGGATCAGCGGCTCGCGACCGCAGGAGCAACCATGAGTGACGACGTTGACGCGAGTCCGCTGCATCCGCTGGTTATGCGCTTCTGCTACGCGGACCCGCCCTACCTTGGATGCGGGCAAAAGCTCTACGGCGACAGGCATGACAAAGCGGCGGACTGGGACGATCCCGAGCGGCACCGGAGGCTTGTGGAGCAGCTCTGCGACGAGTTCACCGACGGCTGGGCCATGAGCCTGCACACGCCGAGCCTCCGAACGATCCTGCCGATGTGTCCCGAGGACTGCCGCGTTGCGGCATGGGTCAAGCCGTTCGCGGTGTTCAAGCCCAATGTGACGGTGGCGTATGCGTGGGAGCCGGTGATATTCCGGGGCGGCAGGCCGCGTCCGCGAACGATGCCGACCGTTCGGGATTGGGTGTCGGAGTGCATCACGCTCAAGAAGGGATGCCCAGGGGCGAAGCCGGAAGGGTTCACGCTCTGGCTGCTAGACCTGCTCAACGTGCAACCGCAGGACGAGTTCGTTGATATGTTCCCTGGCAGCGGCATGGTTGCCGAGGCTTACGAACGATGGAAGCGGTCGCCACGGCTGCCGCTTCAGTACGCAGAACGCCGAAGATGAGCAGCCCGCAGCCAAAGGACGACGCCATGACAACCGACGCTGACGCGGGTCTGCTCCATCGCGTGGTTCTCTCTTTTCAGCGATGGCAAGAAACACGGGAGAGGAGATTTTCTTGTCGCAGGAAGACAGGGACGTTGCCGACATGGGCATGAAGGTGTCTTACGTCGGAAAGGTTTTCGTGGGAGTCCACGAGCATCGTAAGGCCGTGGCTTCGATTGTCGCGGAGCGGAAAATCGGAAGAGCATTGACGAGTCGGGAGGCTATTGCGTTTCGTGATCGAAACCGGCTGAACCTGAGCCGCGAGAATGTGCTCGTGGTGTCGGTTTCGACGCGAGCACGATACTCTGGGCCGCAACGAGGAACTTCTAGCCGCTACAAAGGCGTCTCGTGGCAGAAAGGCCGGGAGAAGTGGTACGCCCAAATACGGATCGACGGGCGGTCAAAAAACCTTGGACGGTATGAACGCGAGGAGGATGCCGCAGCGGCCTATGACAAGGCAGTTCGGTCGCTTGGCGTAGACATCGCGTACATGAATCTGGATCAGTGAGAGAACACTCAAGATCAGGAGCGGCGAGACATGAGCGACGACAACAAGCAGGACGCGGACGAGCCGTCTCCTGCATCGGATGGTTCTGTGGCTGGAAAGCCGGTGGCGTGGTTTGTCGATGGCGTCGGATACCCATACGCCACAGTCATCCGCGAAAGAGCGCAAGCGTGGGCGGATTCCGATGGGGGCGTGATCGTTCCCCTCTACCGTCAGCCGCAGCCCACGCTGACCGACGCGGAGCGGGCGGCGGTGGCATGGGCGGAGGACTGCGCGGACTCACAGAGGGAATGGAAGATCGGCGCCACCCTTCGCGGCCTGCTCTCGCGCCTGACCTAGCCTCCACGCCGGCTGGACTCGTTCTGCGGCCCCGCTACGTTCGGTGGTCGCATGGATGCGATCACGTTCGAGGTCCCCGGTCCAGCCATCCCGCAGCCGCGGGCGAGGAGCACGCGCGGCGGCCGGATGTACACGCCGGACACGAACGGGATCCAGGCCTTCAAGCAGGCCGTGGCCCTCATGGCCAAGTCGACGGCCGCGGCGGCCGGGTGGAGGGCGTCGGACTACCCGCACGAGATCGCCGTCGAGTGTGTCTTCTCACGGCCGGACAGCCACCTGACGAAGGGCGGCGAGCTGCGGGCCGGGAAGCCGAGCTACCCGGGCCACCGAAACGGCGACTGGGACAACCTGGCCAAGGGCGTCCAGGACGCGATCACGCGGACGGCGGCGATCTGGCTCGACGACTCCCAGGTGGTCGACGGGCGGTGCCGGAAGCGATACGCGACAGCCGGCGAGGCCTCGCGGACGATCATCACGGTCCGGAGGCTGCCAGCATGAGCCGCCGCCGCCGCGCGATCCGGGCGACGGACGGCTCCCAGCGGCTCCAGGGCTCGGAGCGGCGGCTGCTGACGGCCGCCGAGCAACGCATCGCCCGCAAGGCCTGGGGCGACGGCGAGACCCAGGCCCAGATCGCCTGCCGGCTCGGCCTGAGCGTCGACACGCTGCGGGCCAGGCTGAAGGACCAGCTGGCGGACCTGCCCCGGCGTGGCCGCGGAGCCGGGGGCCGCCGCAAGGGTGCCGACCCGACTCCGGAGGAGATCTACGGGCGGCTGGTCATGGTCGAGCAGGCAGCCTGGACGGACGAGGACCGTGCCACGCGCTGGCAGGGCGGCCAGTTCAAGCCCTCGGGAGAGACACCGTAGGCTCCCACCAATGGCAACCGCACCACAACTGCCGGGCGAGCTGTCGATCGCGCTGTGCCGCGGCGACGACTACTCGACGCTGATCGACCTGTCGATCGGCATCGTCGGGTACACCTGGGCGGCCGTCCTGTACTCGCTCGTCAACGGCCAGACGGTGGCCCAGCCGGCGATCACCGTGGTCGACGCCGTCACCGGGCAGATCAACATCTCGCTCACCGACGCCCAGGCGGCCGCCCTGGCCCCCGGCACCTACGGCCTGCAGATCCACTGGACCGCCCCTGGTGACGCCAAGCGGCGGGCCTTCGAGGGCGTCTGCGAGGTGGTCCGGTGAGCATCACCGTCACGGCAACGGCCGCTCCGATCACCGTCTCGGCCAGCGGCACGAAGGTCGAGGCGACGATCAGCGGCTCGAAGATCGACGCGGTGTTCGGCGGCGGCATCGGCCCGCAGGGGCCTCCGGGGCCGAACCCTGACGTGTCTCTGTCTGGCGGCGTGGTGTCGCCGCTGGTGCTCACGATCGACCAACAGGTGCAAGCATGACCGTCCTATCAACTCGCGTCACCTTCGACCACGTCCGCAACACGGCGGCCGGCTTCACGGCCGCAAATCCGGTGCTCGGGTACGGCGTGACCGGCGTCGAGACCGACACGGGCCGGCAGAAGGTCGGCGACGGCGTCACCGCCTGGTCCTCGCTCACCTACGCGGACGCGGCGGCGATCCAGCGGGCGAACCATACGGGGACGCAGGCGATCGCGACGGTGTCCGGCCTCCAGGCCGCCCTCGACTCCAAGGCCACACCGGCGGACGTGACGGCGGCAGTCTCGGGCCTCGTCAACTCGGCCCCGGCGGCCCTGGACACGCTCAACGAGCTGGCGGCGGCGCTGGGGAACGACGCCAACTTCGCGGCGACGGTCACGACCGCCCTGGCGGCAAAGGCCCCGCTCGCGAGCCCGACGTTCACCGGGACGGTGTCGGGCGTGACGAAGGGCATGGTGGGCCTCGGCAACGTCGACAACACGGCCGACGCATGGAAGCCTGTCAGCACGGCCCAGGCCGCGGCCGACGCGGCTGTGGCCTCGGCTGCGGCTGCGGACGCCACGAGCAAGGCCAACGCCGCCCAGGCGGCGGCGGTGCAGCGGGCGAACCATACGGGGACGCAGGCGATCGCGACGGTGGACGGGCTCCAGACGGCCCTCGACGGCAAGGCTGCGGCCACGCATTCGCACGCGATCGCGGACGTTACGGGCTTGCAGACGGCCCTGGACGGAAAGCAGGCGAGCGGATCATATGCCGCCGCTTCGCACGGCCACGATGCCGCGACAACCTCCGCGGCTGGGTTCCTCTCCGCGGCCGACAAATCGAAATTGGACGGCATCGCCACCGGTGCGACGGCGAACGCCACGGACGCCCAACTGCGCGACCGCTCCACGCATACGGGGACGCAAGCCGCCAGCACGATCACGGGGCTCGGCGGTGCCGCCACGCTGAACGTCGGCACGACAGCCGGCACCGTCGCGGCCGGCAACGACGCGCGGCTGTCCGACACGCGGACGCCAACTGCCGGGAGCGTGACCGACGCCTCGATCACAAGCGGCGGGCTATCGACCTCATCGCTCAACTGGGCCGCGATCCAACCGTGGGCCGCGAATACCGCATACGCAAAGGGCGATCTCGTCTCGTTCCAGGGCATCGCCTACCGGCGCTCCGC